AATATTGGCTATCACGTAGCGGCGAACTCAGACATACCAGTATTGAATATGGATACTGAAATGACTAGAGAAGACCACATGCATCGCACTCTAGCAATGCTAACAGAAGTACCTATTAATGAAATCGAAACTGGCAAGTTTGCACAAAAGCTTGATTGGAAAGCCAAGGTCTTAAAGGCTGCCGAGGATATCAAAGATATTCCTTATCACTATAAGAGCATTGCCGGTAAACCTTTTGAAGATCAGTTAGCTATCATGCGACGTTGGCTAATGAAGGATGTTGGACTAAATGCCGATGGTACTGCTAAGCCATGCTTGATTATATACGACTATTTGAAGTTAATGGATGCCCAAGGCATTTCTAGCGACATGAAAGAATATCAGTTGCTTGGATTTATGATGACCACGCTTCATAATTTTGCCACTAGGTATGGAGTTCCAGTCTTGGCTCTTATGCAATTGAATCGTGATGGCATCACCAAGGAGGGCACAGACTCCGCTAGTGGTTCTGATCGTATTATCTGGTTGTGTTCTAACTTCACGATCTTCAAAGCTAAGTCGGATGAAGAACTACAAGAAGACGGTCCAATGCACGGTAATCGTAAGCTCGTACCGGTTGTAGCACGGCATGGTGCCGGGCTGGACTATCGAGATTATATTAACTGTCATATGCAAGGGCAGTATGCTAAAATTACAGAAGGTAAAACAAAGTTTGAACTATCTAACATAAAAGAGCAAGAAGAGGGTTTTATAGTAGATGAACGAGACGAAGAATCAGATATCGCATTCGAGTAATTACTTAGATCAGACTAAGCTATATAAGTTATCTGAACAAGTAATGGACAACTTCGATGAAGTTATGGAATATTTAGGCGTAGACCTAAAGTACAGTCGCAAGATGTACTATGGGTCTTGCCCAGTACACGGTGGAGATAAGGACAACGCCTTAAACTTATTTCATACCGGCATAACTTATCGCGGTAACTGGAAATGCCACACTATGCAGTGTGAGAAAATCTTTAAGAACTCTGTTATAGGATTTGTTAGGGGTGTCTTATCACATCAGAAGTACGACTGGCAAGATCAAGGAGATAAAACGGTTAGTTTTAATGAAACCATTGACTTCTTACTAAAGTTCTTGGATTCAGATTATGACAGTTTAAAGTCTGATTTTACCAGCATTGAAAAGAATAAGTTCATCCAGTCTACACAGGCCAACAAGATTATTAAGCCTATTGGCGGGCCAACACGCAACCAAATACGCAGTTCTCTAAACATTCCCGCACAATACTATATAAACCGTGGTTATACCACGCAGATTTTAGACACTTGTGACATAGGACTATGTACTAATCACGATAAACCTATGTTTAATAGGGTCGTAGTCCCTGTTTATGATGCAGAAAATAGGCATATGGTTGGTTGTTCTGGAAGAAGTGTGTGGGAAAAGTGTCCGAAGTGTAGTGTGTGGCACGATCCAAATACTATGTGTCCTAGTGACGATTATAAGGGAATGGCGAAGTATGCCAAGTGGCGACATAGTAAGGGGTTTCAGGGTGAGAAGTACTTGTACAACTATGGTAGGGCCAGAAAGCACATAGCGGCAACTGGTGTGGCTATCGTCGTGGAAAGCCCTGGAAATGTTTGGCGGCTTGAAGAGGCCGGGATTTTCAACGCCGTTGGGCTGTTCGGAGCGGCCTTGAGCGATGGTCAGCAGATTTTATTGGATTCTTCCGGTGCTTTAGCGTTAATTGTGTTGACAGACAACGACGAAGCCGGTAACATATGTATAGAGGATATTCGTGAACGCTGTCAGAGAATGTATCATCTACACTTTCCTAAAATAGACAAGTGGAATGATGTCGGTGAGATGACAGTCGAAGAAGTAACAGAAACAATTAAACCGGTTGTAGATAATGTAATTAAGGACTTGGGATTATGATCCTATTTTTAGACGACTCAAAAGAACGAGTCAAGGCTTTTAGGCGTAAGTATCCTCAAGCAGTCATAGCTATGACGGCAGAGGAATGTATTAACGAGTTAAGTAAAGACGTAGAGTGGGAGATGGTGTTGCTAGATCACGACCTTGGCGACGAACAGTTCGTCGATAGTGCCAGGGAAGATTGTGGCATGGGCGTAGTCAGATGGATCATAGATAATCAGCCTTTCATTAGGAATATCGTCATCCATTCATTGAACCATCCTGCTGCATCAGAAATGTGTAAGAAATTACTTGAAGCCAAGTACCATCACACTAGACACATACCATTTACACAACTGATAGATTTGATATAAGGAATTAAAATGACTAAGATATTGGCCGTAAGCGGCAGAAAACAAAGCGGTAAAAATACCACATTCAATTACATACTAGGCTCATATATGCTAGCCTTACATGTAGTACAGGGTAAGGTAGGTATTGACCATAGAGGCAAGCTATTTATTAGCGACCTATGGGGTGATATAAATGTATGTGGGGAGTTCGACATCGAGCGTGACAACGAAACGATGATCGACATTCGTGAGAAGTATATCTACCCGTATATTAAGATGTACAGTTTCGCTGATTTGCTAAAGAGAAATATATGTATGGACGTGCTGGGACTTACAGAGGAACAGTGTTTTGGTACAGAAGAACAGAAGAATAGTGCTACTCATTTGAGATGGGTTGATATGCCCACATCAATACTGTTAAAAAGCACTATAACTAGTGACTATATGACAGCACGCGAAGTCATGCAATATGTCGGCACTGACCTGTTCCGTAAGATGTATGGCAACGTGTGGGTTGATGCCACGATACGCAAAATCAAGGAAGAGAATACTGAATTAGCTATTATCACAGACTGTCGCTTTCCGAACGAAGTTTTTGGAACCCAAGAGGCAGGTGGTAAGGTCTTGAGATTAGGTCGTAGTCCATTCAAGGATGGTCACGCTAGTGAAACAGCACTGGATAGAGAGAACTTTGACTGGAGTAAGTTTGATGGTGTAATAGAAGACAAATACGCTAATATCAAGGAACATAACGACGCGGTATATAAGGTATTGCGTGAGTGGGACTACATACCGGAGAAAATATAGAAAGAACCCATGAAAACAAAATATGATATTAGCAAAGAATACTTACTTGAACACTATGTCAAGCAAAGAAAATCATCCCGCGAAATATGTAAGGAATTAGGTATTAAATCTAAAACAGTAGTACTTAGACTGTTAAAAAAATACAACATTAAACTTGATACTCCACGAACAACAAAAGGCAAACCTATTCAAAGCATTAGAAAGGGTTGTGGACAAGTTAGTGGAACTCATTGGTACTTTATTAAAGACAGTGCTAAAAGAAGAAATTTAGAATTTGACATTACTATAGAATATATATGGGATTTATTTCAACAGCAAAAAGGTCTATGTGCTTTAAGTAAAGAAATCATAATACTACCTAAGATTTGGAACAGAGCTAGTAAAACCAACACCAAACGAACTGCATCTTTAGATAGAATAGATAGCTCTAAAGGCTATATAAAAGGCAATGTACAGTGGGTACATAAAGATATTAATATGGCTAAGCAATCATTTTCTCAAGAGCGGTTTATAGAACTATGTAAGAAAGTAGCACAGCAATAATGATTATCACCTATTTTAGAAGTAGTAGTTATAACGGTTACGATATGTGTAGTCGTGGGTATTTTGGTGAATATACCTTGGGATGGCGTGGTCCAAGCGGTAAGGCAGCAGATAAAGGCACTATCATACATAGAGTGCTTGAAACAATGGCTGTACTTAAAAAGGCTAAGCAGGACAAGAAGAAATCTATTGAAGACGACATATGTGGCACTGTAATGACAACCAAGTATGACGTTAACCAACTGGTTGAGAAGATATATAAATACTTTACGTCACACCTACTCCACCATACATGGACAGATCAAGACTACAGAGATTGTAGAAACTGGACCTGGAAGGCATTACGCTACAACGAGGGGCAGTTTGACCCACGTAACCGCACCGTCATAGATGCCGAACCATATTTCGATATCGAAATCACAAAGCCTTGGGCGTCTTATAAGTATAATATCAACGGTGAAGAAAAGACGGGCTTCCTACGTCTTAAAGGTACTATCGACCTAATTACTAAGATAGCACCTAAGACATACGAGATAATAGACTGGAAAACAGGGGGCTACAGAACTAACTGGGCTACCGGAAAGACAAAAGAACTTGAAGACTTTGAACATGACCCTCAATTACGTATATATCACTATGCCGCACACCATCTATACAATGTTGATACCGTGGTCGCCACTATCTTCTATATTAGGGCGGGTGGTCCTTTTACCGTTTGCTTAGACAAGAACGACCTTCTAAAGACAGAAGAGATGATTAAGAAGCAGTTTGAGGCTATTAAGGCTGACACTACTCCCCAGATGTGTCCGAGGGATCAGCGTTGGAAGTGTACTAAGTTCTGTGACCAGGGCAAATCCACCTTTGAAGGTACTCACATCAAGCCTATACAAGAGTTTAGGCGTGGATATAAGACTCGTTACGGTGACACTATGACTAAGTGTGAGCAGATTGCTTTTGAAATTGAGCGTAAGGGCATGGATAAGGTAACACAAGAATACACAGCACCAGGACACGATGTTGCTTTTTATAAAGACCCAGGAACAGTAGAATGAACTTAAAATATAGACGCGACGGCAGGAACGAAGAAGAGTTTGCGGCAGACATTAAGAACAGAACTCTTAAAGAGAAATTTCTTATTGAGTTGTATGAAGCTGAAATGGAATATCTTGGACACGAAACAGAAGTCCAAGATAACGGAATAGATAACACTGGAGAACTTCAACAAAAATCAACTACCGCCGCTGACTACCAAATTACAGTTGATGGTTGCCCTTTCTTAATTGAAGTTAAGAATAGTCCCGTTAGTACTAAGTGGACTTTCAAAGTTCATAACCTGAAACAATATGCTAAGCAGGGTGCTGATGTATTAGTGTTTTGGGGAACTGGATACATTGATAAAGACCCCAATAAAATTGACTTAGACTCTACGAGATTTGGTATCATATCTCATAACAGCATTACTAAGATGTTGTCAGAATATGACCACTACAAAGAATATATGTTTGGTAATAAAGTATGTATTAAAGTTCCTAAGAAAGACTTTGGCAAGTGGGTGAAACCACGGAGGATAACACACAGATGACGCATCTGCGGATAAATCAAGAAGAAATGGATGATTTTAATCTCTTGCTGGTATAAACAGAAACGAAGCTATGGGCGATATTGCTGACGCCCTTGTGGCAATTACCGGGAGTCGCGGTACGGACCACATGATTAAGTATATGGCTAAATTGGGTAAGGTATTTTGGGTATATGAAGTATAAAAAATAAAAGGATTTTGATATGAATCAATTGATAGAGAATATGGGAGTGTCTCTGCGGGGTATCAAAATTTGCGTCACACCCGCGAATAAAAACGAGAAAAAACGCGATACCAACTTTGTAAGGAGAGCATTTTCTTCCGTTTTTGACTTGAGAAACAGTTGTAACACCTATGGTAGTTTAGAGTTACGTCGGACGTAGTGTGGTTTCATTTCGTTTCACAGGTAACTCCAGGCCACAACTGACAAACCAGAACTAGCAGAAAGTGTGGTTTCATTTCGTTTCACAGGTAACTCCAGGAGTTGAAGACACAACCAAAGACGCTGGCGAAGTGTGGTTTCATTTCGTTTCACAGGTAACTCCAGGACCACAAAATACTTTCACGAATCTCAAAAAGTGTGGTTTCATTTCGTTTCACAGGTAACTCCAGGAGATTGAGAACTGACGCGAGCATATATGACAGTGTGGTTTCATTTCGTTTACCTTCATTAAGGATTTTAGTATGTCAGATTTTTATGTAATTAAATTGCCGTTGGTCGTCAACGATTATGCCTATAGAGAATTAGGAAAAAGATTTGAAGCTGGGCGTATGATATATAACGCTGTATTAGGTGAATGTAGGCGTCGTGTTAATACCTACAAACAATCAAAACAAACGCATAAAGCACACGCCTTATTAGTGGCTGGTAAAGATATGTCATTGTCTAAAGAATCGCGTAAACAATGTTCTGAGATGGCTAAAACCATATATTCTAACGAAATTACTAAATCCGGTTTCTATTTTAGATCAGCAAAACAATACGGAAGAAATAATAGTATTGGACAATACGCTGCTACTATTAGAAACAATTGGCAGAACAAACATTTAATATGTGCGAACACAGTAATGAGCCTTGCCAATAGGGCTTTTAATGCTACGGAAAAAATAGTACGAGGCACAGGACGCTCTATTAACGGCGTCAAAGAAAAAGCTAAGCGTATAAATTTTGTAGCTAAACGAAACGGATTAACCAGCATATATGGACCAGAAGGAAACCCTAATAAGTCTATAAGGTGGAAGGAAGACCATATCTTATGGAATATTAGAGGTGGTAGAAAATTAATCCTACCTATTATTTTAAACGACAAGGATGACATGGTACAACACTTTAAAAATACTAAACCTGACATTAGACAGGTTGGTATCGTTAGAAGAAAAATCAATAATAGATGGTCGTACTGGGTTCATATATCTGTTAGGGGTCCAGTATTAAAAAAGAGCAAACATAGTTATGGCGTCGGTGCGATAGGGATGGATATGGGTCCAAACAAAATAGCTATTTTTAGTACAAAAGAACAAACAATTGTGCAGATTGGTAGTGCTATCAAACAATATCAAACATCAAGAACTATACTACAACAAAAATTGGACCACATTAGAAGGATTAATAATCGTCAAAACTATAAGAAAGATGGTAATGGATGGTCTAATAAACAAGGAAGACTAAAATGGACTATTAGTAAAAGACACCAAAAGTTAGAGTCTCAAATTGCTGATTTATATCGCAAGGAAACAGAATATAGAAAATGCCTACATGGAGAAATAGCTAATTATTTACGAATGCTTGGTGACTGTGTAAAAACAGAAGATGATACTATATATCAGTGGCAACAAAACAAAGATAGTAAATTAGTCAGAAAAATGGTAAGCGTATACGCACCGGCACAACTAAAAACCTTAATACAAAGAAAGTTTGAAAATACAGGCGGCATATTACAGGAGGTGTCGGTATATAACGCACTTTCACAGGTGTGTCCAAAGTGCGGTAAGAAAACGAAAATTCCTGATATAAAAAATAGGATACATTCGTGTCAATGCGGATATAATATACAAAGAGATATGTCAGCGGCATTTTTGGCATGGTGTATCAAAACAGACACATTAGATATTAATGAAGCTATTAAACTTCATCAAGAGCATGGGAGTCTCTTGGCTGGGTATCAAATACCTACAACACCAGCAAACGAAAACGATCTCAAAAACGATATTTCTTTCGAGAAAAAAGTTTTTGGAGGCGGTTTTAACCGGACAAATTCGACACAAACGGTTGTTAATACTGCGGTTATGCCGAAGCAGGTGTAGCCACCTCGAATTTGAAGGGTAACTCCAAGGGTTTGATCGTTTTGGGGATTGGTGGTGTAGGTGTAGCCACCTCGAATTTGAAGGGTAACTCCAAGACTTGTAGTAGATTGCCAACTATCTTTTTGGGTGTAGCCACCTCGAATTTGAAGGGTAACTCCAAGATACCGACCTTGGTGTAGTCACCTCGAATAATTAAAACAAATTAACAAAACAAACACATAAGGAGAATATAAAAGATGGCAAGTAAGAGCTATACGCCCCTACATTGCCATTCTTAGGTGGGTCTGATTCCTCACTTTTGGATGGACTATCGAAACCGGATCAAATAGTAAAAAGGCTGGACAAAATTGGCAGTAACACCTGTGCCCTCACGGATCACGGTAGTGTCTCGGGGGCTATTGACTTCCTAAACAAAATGCACGACGACGAAAAGAAACCTATACTAGGGTGTGAACTATATGTATGTCAGTTCAATGCTAAGATTCAAGATGACACAAATCGTAAGCTATCTCACCTACTAGTATATGCGAAGAACGATGCCGGTTGGAAAAGTCTGATTAACTTAACTTCCGAAGCCAATCAGTCTGACCACTTCTATTATAAGCCGCGTTTAAGCCTACAGCAACTATCAGTTCACGCTAGTAATAATTTAGCATGGGCGAGTGGCCACTTAGGTTCGACACTAGCAAATGCCATATTAGAAGATGAAGAAAACCCAGATCTAGAGGCTGGTATCAAACATGCCGAGCTACTAAGTAAGACCTTTGGGAAAGGCAACTTTTATCTAGAGTGTCAGCTAATAGATAAAGAGAACATTCCCCTCATGCAAACTCTTACTGATATAGTCAGGGAAATAAGCAAGAGAACTGGCATTCCCATAATAGCCACTCCAGACGCTCATTACGCTGAGAAAGTTGATGCAGTAGACCAGAGAATACTCCTGTGTAGAAACCTGGGTAATAAGACGTTGGCCGAAGTCAAGGAAAGCGGTATGCTATCTGCCTTCTTTAATTCATCTAACTTCCACATACCTAGTTATGAAGAGATGATAGCTGCCGGTCACACAGAAGAAGAACTTGAGAACACCAACTCGTTTGCTGCATCATGCTCTGATTATACAGATATTTTGAAGGCACCTATTCTACCTGAGTTCCCATGCCCCAAGGGTTATGATCCAGATGAGTGGTTAAGACAGTTATGTCGTGATGGTTGGAATAAAAAGGTCAAAGGCAAAGTCCCAGAAGACCAGCATCAAAAATACGCAGATCGAGTCAAGCATGAATTGACAGTCCTACAAGATGCCGGGCTGTCCAGTTACTTCTTAATAGTAGAAGATATCATATCGTTTGTTAATAAGAATGGGTGGTTATCTGGTCCTGGAAGGGGAAGTGCCGCTGGTTGTCTAGTATCCTATCTTGTAGGCATAACACAAATAGACCCTATTAAATACAATCTACTATTTGAACGATTCTGGAATGCTGCTAGGGTTGGTAGTATGCCAGATATTGATATTGACATACCAGTAACAAAACGAGAGATAGTTCTTAACTATGTTAAAGACCTGTATGGGCATAATAAAGTAGCACAAATGATAACATACCAAACCATGAAGGGACGCGGTGCATTAAAAGATGTTCTCAGGGCGTATGGTGTGTCTTTTGCTGAGATGAATAGTATTACTAAACATATACCAGATGAAGCAAGCATATCGGACGAACTACAACAAATGCAAGACGACGATGGTGAAAGTTCTATTATAAGATGGGCATTGGAAAACGACGACAAAGGTAAGCTTAAAGAGTGGTGTTATATAGAGGAGGGCGAACTTAAAGGCCCTTACGCTAAGAGATTTGCACAGGCAATTAGGCTAGAGGGTACTAAATCCTCACAATCTAAGCACGCAGCCGGTGTGGTTATAGCACCTGTAAAAATTAGTGAAATGTGTCCCATGATTTTAGACCCCAAGAACAAAGTGCCAATTGCGGGACTAGAACTTTCAGACTTAGAGGCTGTAGGATGTCTTAAGTTTGACCTATTGGGCTTAAATTTTTTAGATAAAATGATGGGTATTCAATCAATTTTAGAAACAGGAGATATCAATGAAGGCAATTAATGACTATGTATTCGTAAAACCAGACAAGGCAGACGAAATGACGAAAGGTGGTATTGTGCTACCTGAATCAGTTAAGACACACTACATAACTGGTACAGCATTCAGTGTGGGTGAGAAAGTTACCAATATTAAGGTAGGGCAGAGAATACTGTTTGAGAAACCCTATAAGAATATTGATAGTATGTACATCGTATCGAGTGACTATGTTATTGGTGTACTAGACGACAAGGAGAATAACAATTAATTTTAATAAGATCGTAATTTACGACCTGGAAACTGATTCAGCCGACCCATACACATGTCAGCCGGTACAATTGGCAGCAGTCATGGTGAATCCTCGAACCCTTCAATTCATAGAGGGATCTGAGTTTAATACCATGATGCAGCCTGTTGACTTGCATGATGAAACGTATGCTGAAGAACATAAGGACACCATCGCGTGGCATGGAGGAGTACGTAAATGTACATCAGATGATATTCTTAAGCTATGGAAGGGGGCACCACTACAGAAGGATGCCTTTGGAGATTTCAAAGAATACTTATTGAGATATCACACACGCGGTAAGAACCAGAATAAGTTCAGTGCCCCTATCAAGGCTGGATATAATATCATTCGTTTCGATAATGTTATTATGGAAAGGCTTTGTGAGAAGTATAATGAGATGGATCGTGGAGACATGAAGCTATTCCATCCTAGAGATCAGCTAGATGGCATGATGATGGCCTACAACTGGTTCGAGAACATGGAAGAACCGAAGTCATACAGTATGGATTCGTTAAGGGAGTTTTTTGGTATGAGTAAGGACGGTGCCCACGATGCGTTACAAGACGTAAGGGATACTGGACAGATCATTACAAGATTTATGAATCTACATCGTAGATTTGCTGAGAAAGTTAAATTTAAGGGGTCATTTAAAAATTCTGTAAAATAGTTGTGGACAAAAGATGAAGTGCAACAATTAAAACTCTATAGCCATAATAAGTCTCTACTATCACAACTATTACCACACAGAACTAAAGAAGCAATTCGTAAAAAATTACAATCTATATGAAATACTATACATTTAAAAAATGCGGCTGTACTTTTCCAATTATAACTACAGACCCACTGCGTATTAAATTAGACACACAACTTGCTAATATTCCGCTTACATGTGAAAGTACGTGGGATTTATTAAGTGCTGGCAACACAATCGGTTGTTTTCAGCTAGAGTCCAGACTAGGACAGAGCTTCGCTAAAAAGTTAAAACCTAGAAATATTGCCCATCTATCAGCATTGATTGCAATTATAAGGCCGGGTTGCCTTGATAGTATAGTAGATGGTAAAAGTCTTACCATGCATTATGTAGATAGAAAAAACGGTGACGAACCAGTAGAATATTTTCACCCAGCACTAGAAGAAGTGTTGGCGGATACATATGGTATTTTAACATATCAAGAACAAGCCATGCGTATAGCACAAAAGATAGCAGGGTTTAGTTTACAACAGAGTGAAGTACTCAGAAAAAGTATTGGAAAAAAGAAAGCCGATTTAATGGCTAAAGTTAAAAAACAGTTCTTAGATGGTGCCAAAGAAACTAGTATTGTTAATAAGGAAGAGGCTATTGAGATATTTAGTTGGATAGAGAAGTCACAAAAATATTCGTTCAACGCGAGTCACAGCTTCTCATATGCAATGAACGCCTACGTGTCCGCATATGCTAAGGCACATTTCCCCAGGACTTTTTTCACATCATACCTATATTACGCTAAGCAAAAACCCAAACCACACGAAGAAATCAACGCACTAGCCAACAATGCCAAAACCCAAGACATAGAAGTGTGTCTTCCTAATATCTGCTATATGAATAGGCACTTCAGACTTATAGGTAATGATATATACTTCGGCATTATTGATATTAAGAATGTTGGTAAGTCTGTGGTAACACGCCTTGAAACTACCATAGCTAAGGCTGAGGAGAGATTCAAAAAGAAGATCGACCAAATTTCATGGCTAGAGTTCTTAATGTTCATCAGTCAGAATGTTAACTCAAAGGCTATTAAGGCGTTGATATCGTGTGGTGCTATGTCACACATGGGCGATCAACGGACTAGAATGCTATATGAGTTTGACACATACACTAAGCTAAGTGCTAGAGAACAGACATGGTGCGAGAGTGCTGTGCTAAGTGACTGCGACTGGTCCAAGGGATACCTAGATACCGCTAATACAGACCTGCTATCCATACTAAATCTACTTCATGACGCACCAGTTGGCCGACAAGGTGGCTGTGCTAATAAAAACAGAGTAAAGAAGATTGAGGGACTAATTACATCCCTGAAAAATCCGCCCTATAAGCTGGTTGACTCAGCAGAGTGGTTATCGGGCACAGAAGAAGCTCTATTAGGACTGCCTATTACATGTGCATCAGTAGAATCGTGCGACATTAGTGCCGCCAACTGTTCATGCAAGGACTTCCTACAGGGAAATCACCCATCTCTTTCCCTTATTGCTGCATCAGTTGATGATGTAAAGGAGATCAAGACCAAGACCGGTAAGAACCCAGGTCAGCATATGGCCTTCATTACTGTAAGTGATATCACCGGTAGTATGGATAGTGTAGTAGCGTTCCCCGACACATGGCTGAAGTACAAGAGACTGCTAGTAATAGGTAATCATGTGATGTTAAGCGGAGAAAAAGGCAGGGACGACGGATTTGTTCTCGGAAAAGTTTTCCAAATTTAGTTGCTTTTCCCCCCGATTTGGCTATCATATATATAGACGAGAGTTTTTTATTTTTCACTTTTAATTGGAGATTCAGAAATGAACAAGACTATGTTAATGGGCAATTTGACACGCGACCCCGAAATCAAGGTTATCACAGCCAACGGTAGACAGACCTCTGTGGTTAACTTTACCATCGCATCCTCTCGCTATTACAAGAAGAGTGATGGAGAAAAGGGTCAGGAAACTACCTTTGTGCCTTGCGAAGCATGGGACAGCGGTGCAGAAACTATTGCGAAGTATTTCTCTAAGGGTTCCCCTATCCTTGTAGAGGGTGTTCTAAAGACCGACTCTTGGGAAAAAGATGGACAAAAGCAGTCTCGCCTCAAGGTGAGGATTTCAAATTTCTTCTTCATCAATGGCAAAAAGTCAGAGCAGAGTAGCACACCAGCCGAAAATAAGAATGCACCAGAGGAGTCCACAACTGATACTGTAGATACCCCGGCTACAGACGAAGGTGGCGATATACCTTTCTAATGGGTAACGTAAGAACTCCAGTACGGCATGAGGAGCAACTAGTCCAAGATAATGTTGGGCTAGTTGTCTCCATTGCCAAATCACTTAATCCTCCTAATGATACAGAACTTGATGAGTACACTCAACTTGGGAAGATAGGTTTGCT